GTCTTGGAATCACCCCTGTGGAAGTATTAGACCCCCCTACCCTAGCCAGATGTTTTTTTATAATAAAAAAACTATTCGTGACTGTGACCACAAATAATAAATATATCAACTGTGTATGTAAGAATATCAAGCCACACCACCCTTCGGTTTTCTGTATCCGATCTTTCGACCGACCTTCTTCTTTTTTATTTCAGCACCTTCAGGAATCATATAGCAACCATGACCACTGCCAGCGAGCTTAATACACTCAAGATTACCAACGAGACAATGGTACCTTACCTCCGCCGCTTTCAAGCCGTGGTGTTCTGCATATAATTTCGTAGTATAGTATGATGCACTGTTCATACTATAACATATATTAATATAACTATCATTGTCAATAATCTTTATTATGTGCTGTACATAAGCACAGAAGAGCGATTGGCAAAATAAATAAGTTGCATTAAAAGGAACACACCATGCCGACCAGAGCTAAATCTATCTGTAGAAAAACAAACTGCACCACAACAATTAGCACACCAGGGTACTGTGATAAGCACAAAAAGAATGAGAAGCCATTCCGAACGCTTGACAAGAAGAAAACACCAGAAATGAAGAAGTTCTACAGCTCTTATAGATGGACAAAGACCAGCAAAGATCAGAGAAGGAGAGAGCCATTATGTGAGGGGTGCTTAGAGAATGGTAAAACAAAAATTGCAGAGATGGTTCACCACGAACCACCTCTGCAAGAGCTACTTAGAAGGGGGCTAAACCCATTCAGCACCGAGTACCTACACTCATTGTGCAACAACTGCCACCTCGTTGAACTAAGATGTAAAAAGAAGAAATAACACCTAATGAAAAAATTAAACCAACGAACGATATAACATCGTGAAACTACTTATGTCTGATACTCCAGTAGTAGCACTACTCAACTCTAACAATTGTTTAGTTTGTTGCAATCTGTTAATAATTATTTTCCCACTCCAACTCACATTGCTAACAACAGACGTTTGAACTAATTGACCAATAACAAACATATCCAAAACACCCCCCGCTTTATCCCACCGTAAACTCATTATTATGCTAACAGAGTTTGAGTTAGGCAAAAGATCCCACGGTAAATTATCCCCTAAAAATAATTCAATAACACCAGAATTTAAATTTCTGAAAGAGAGAGCACGATCTTGAGACAATGTAACATTTTTTCCAATCTTATGAAATAATGTTACTGGAACACTCCCATAATTACATTTTACACCCGCAACCCTAACTTCAACCGATGCCTCCGCAACTGATCCGTTTAATTCGGCATACAAATACTGAAGATCACACCCAATCAAATTAAGATCTTCACCTGTAATCCCCTGTTGATTAGATGGATGCCAATCAGTTTTAGGCGGATGCCAATTCCCATCACAAGCCATAGACTACCCCTCAACCGATTGGCTAACACCAACACAAAACTTCTCTAATTCATCTCTTTTTATTCCAAGATCCGATAAATCTGATTCACAGACCTTGGAAGATAGCAGTTCAATAACAACAGCCATTTCTCTTTTCTTTGTCTCAGAATCCTCAAACGCTTTTACAAGATGGTCAATCCCACCGTGCAGGTATTCCTTAAATTCATTTAATGGAGTGCCATCACTCTTAACTCCTGCCATCCTCAAACCTCTTTCTATTAATCCCAAAATTAAACCCTCCGAAAAGCTTTTTAATGTTAATTGCAACCAACAAAAAAAGCACACAACCGAGCCATATTACAGGCTCAATATATTTTTTTCTAAACACAACTACTCCAATCTTTTCTACTTACATAATATTCTATTTATTTAACACTGACTGTGTAAATGCCAGCATGATAAACTTGAACCAAAACAGTATCAGTTAAGTACTCACTATCAGCGAGGTCTTTTATGGTATCAACAACTGTCGAAGAGTCGTAACCCATGACAATTTCAACCAAGCCACCGCTCCATTCGCCATCTACCAAGTTAATATATTTCATATTTGCATCAGGAACATTAATTGTATCCCCTGCCGTTGCCTCTATATGGTGTTTCCCTCTTTCTATAACCAAACTAACGGGAAAGAAACACTTCTGAAAGTGTACTGTTTTATTTACCACCGCGTCAGATCCTTCGATAAAAGATCTTCCCTCTGCACATCCGGTGATTAGCAGTCAGATTAATATTAATAATGTTTTCATTCTGACCTCCTAAAAGTCATAACCAGACATATTCAAGAGCCTTCGCCTTAAGGCTCGCTCTCGATCTGGTTGTTATTTAGTGATTCAATTTACCACTGTTTCCGTTTCTTACTGCGCTTTGGGTCAAAGAAGTGGTTTGTATCCAAATTGGTATTTGGAAGATAAACATCTCCTTCAGTCACGAGTCTCTTAAATTCAATCATAGATTTTTCTAGTGTAGAAGTTGCCTCTCCAAGAGTTTCAAAAGATTGTACTGTTCTTTGCAACATACTTGCGATAGTTTCTATGTCATACCCTGTGGCTTCTCGAACTTCTTCAATAAGTGAATCAAGATCTTCACCAATGTAAATTTCATTCTCAAAACACAAAGCAACTTTCGTTGAATCGGGATCTGTATTAATATCCATACCACATTCCATCTTAGCTCTTTCTATTCGAGCATAACCAATCCCGTTGGGGATGACTGCCTCGTTCCTCGTTGCACCCCACTGGTGCGTTATATGTATTTTGAAGTCCACAAAGGAAACTTCTCAGAAATTTTATCAACTGAGGTCTGATCACCACTTTTGATTAATTCAGTATTAAATTCGTGAATACAATCCCACATTTCCAATACAACTCTCTTTGCATCTTCATTAATATTTGGGAAAGCCTCTATCTCTTTAAGAACATCTTTAGTTGTGTCGCAACAATTCTGCAAACTACTGAAATCGGTTCCACAAGCTAATAATAAATCTTGGCTTTTCTCAGTTAGAACAATATCCCAACCTTGTGCAAATCCCGATGGAGTTGGAACACTTCTTTGGTATTCCAAATCTTTAACTTCAAGCCCTTTATTTTTTAGAGCTGATAAAATCTTTTACTTACTCACTTATACTCCTATTTAAGTTTGTAGAAGTCATAACCAATGCGTTGATTTGACTTCCTCGTTCCTCGTCGCAATTCACGCAGGTGTTATAATTCACCACCTAAACCGTTATTTTCTTCTAATACCAATAAAGGATTATAAACCCTTTTAAATACAACTACAATCACTAGTAACATACTAACACCAATCCTTAATCAACTCTTTTCAAATGCCCAAAAATGCCCAATATTTTAACCCCACTTTTAGGCAAATAAAAAAACTAACTACCTAAAATCTCGAATTGAAGCTTGAAGAGTTCCTATTGGGACGTCTCTATCTTTTACCTTCTTCATTAGCGCTCGAACATCATCATCAATGACATCTCTTTTTTCAGAAAGAAAACCTGCGGCTTTTTGGAGATCTTGGATTCCTGTAGTATTATAAGTAACAAACATTGATTCAGTTGTATGCCCCAACTGTAGCTTTATCTCTTCTTTTGTCCACCCTTCTTGATATCTGATAGTAGCCCAGCAATGCCGTAGATCGTGTGTTGTCATACTCCCAAAATCAGTTGATTTTGTATTTTTCAACCACCTGCTACGCCATACTTGATAGCTAATTTTATAGACACCATTAAAACAGAACACATACTCACCATTATTACCGAGTCTTAACCTATTTAAAACTTCAATAAACTCTTTTTCTAAGACGATATACCTAGTCTTTTTTTCCTTAACCTCGCTAGGATTGAGGATTATAACACCTCTACCCATTTGAACGCTATGCCATTTTAGATTTAGAACCTCATTGATCCTCATTCCACTATGCCAAAGAGCAGTTAGGACGTCTTTTATCTGAGGTTTAGAAGTACTAAATAGAGAGTTGAGATTCTTAAACTCATCTCTTGATATGACAAAATTTCTCTTAGTTTTCTTTTTAAACTCCTTTGTAAACTCAACTTTTGAAACAGGATTATGAGTTATAATTTCTTTTTTTACAGCATAATTAAAAACCGTCTTGAAATATGCTAAGTATTTTTCAACAGTAGCAACAGCGTAATTCTTCTCATCTACAAAAAGAGACTCAATCCAATCGCTCAAAAGAGCTGGAGTAATATCTGAGATTTTACAATCTTTCCAATACTCAATAGTTTTATTAACATATGAAACATTATCTGAAGCATCAGTTTTAGATAGATAGCCAATGTATAAATTAGCTATCTCCGCAAACTTAAGATTATCAAAATTCTTTTTCATATTTACAGAAATAGAAGCTTTATCGAGCTTCATATTTTCATTAACGAAAGAAATAGCGTCCCTTTTTAATGTTCCCTTGGGGAAAGTTACCCTCTTTCTATTTTTATCTGGAAGAGTAAAAGAGACGTACCATTGACCGTTTTTATTTAGCCTAATTACCATTTTGCAATTCTTTCTTACTTTCATATTTTGCGACAAACGCTTTCATTTCCTTGAATAGTCCTGCATCGAACTTAAACGAGTCAATAATGCCATACTCTACAACAATCTCCAGTATTATAGTATCACACAGCTTAAAATTATTTCTAAACTTTTTACTATTATTGTATCTAGTTTGAGAATAAGTATAGCCACCAAACTTCTTAATAATTATACTGTGAGAACTATTCTCGATCACATCAACAGTTACATCATCTTTGAGCCTATCAAATAACCGTTCAACCTCGTGCACAACATCATAGAATTTCTCTTCGCGCATAATAACCCGCCTTACTTTTTAATCTTTTTAGATGTTTCATGTGAAACATCGTTACTATCAAATTTTGTGAATCTCCAATTTAATCTTTTGCAAGATTTATCCTTACACTTATAAATATTAACTTCAATAATTTCGTCCTCTTCTAACCTAGGAAACTTCTTTGTGTCAACTCTTAAAAAACGGGCATCGCTCCTACAGTAAACACAACTCATGGTTGCTAATTCAGACACCATATTCAACCCCCGCCAATGGCTTGCTAATATTCTTTAACTTCTCAGAAGAAGCTAGTAAAATAAAGTGGGTTCTGTTTTGTATTACCCCACCGCTATTACCAATAGCTTCATCAATTTTATCTACCAATACTTTAGGCAAATTAAGATTGACGCGCTTTTTATTGCTCATTTTATCCTACCTAGTTCAATTATTACTACCGTAAAGATAATATAAACCTTTTATATGTAGAGCGTGTGTATTTGTTGTGTATTTTAAAATAAAATTGTAATTGAGGGGATTTATACAGCAATGATTTACTTTTCCATTTCGAAGGCTTCTCTAACAGCCTGTATAACTCTCATCAAGTAATTAAACTCCGTGCTATATCTTTTAGGAAGATCATAGGCGTAATCATCACCATAAGCCATTTCAAGAGCTTCGCAGTGTTGCCATATCTCACAGCCTTCTTCTATATCATCAGCATTGTCAAAAAACTCGCGAGCCTTCTCTTTGTCAAGCTCTTCATCTCTACGCCTCTTACAAGCCTCACTTTTGATGTCATCAATAATTTTATCATAGTCTAAAACATCTCTTTCAACTCCAGAGTCTCTAACAAAATTGTCTGCTAAGTAACCATTATTACAACTCAAAAAGAACTCTTTAACAGGTCTACTTCCAATACCGCCCCAATATGCCGTCCAGCAAGTCCCCCAACAACGCATTGTTATTTGGCCTTGTCTCTCTGCGAAATCTTCCGTAAAAACGAAAATTCGATCAAGGTTTTTAGCTCCTGTAATTTCATATTTTTCTACTACATCTGATTTTTTGATTTCCATTTTCGTTCTTTCTATTTGAGTTATAACCGTGCTTATTGGTGATGACTACATTCGCTCCTCATTTGCACGCCATAAGGCGTGTTACCTAGTTCTTTTCCAATTGATGAAGTCTGAAAACTCTTTTAGTTCTTTCAACTCTTCATCAGACATTGATTCAGTATTTTCTATAATTTGAGATATTAATAAATTCTCATAAACATTAAACACTGCAACCTCTTCACCAAGGACTTTTGCAATCTTTCTCAAATTCTTTGAAGATGGTTTTCGTTTTCCTCTTTCGTAGTTTGAAATCATAGCTTGACAAATTCCACACTGTTCAGCAAGTGTTTTTTGGTCAATGCTTTTTAGTCTACGATATTTTAATATCTTTAATCCGATTGACTCTTCCATAAGTCATAACCTTAATCTTCAAAGTACTGCTCAATATCAACCCATTCACCATTTTGATATTCTTGCGGGAACGATGAACCATCTTCAATTTTTATAATTGACAATACACCTTCATCACAACTCTCAATATCGCTTTCGGTTGGTTCACAAAAGTTTTTGAGGATTGTTCCATCTTCTAAAATATACAGATACATACTTCCTACTTTCTCTCTACAAATTCAATTCCGCCCGAACTCAACACCGCAACACCCCAATCAAACCAAATTACAAATAGCGTTTCATCTTCGCTTTTGTCATAGGCAACATCTCCTAATTCATAAATATGGTTTGCGGTGTCAATCATATTTCCGCCAGTTCCATCATAGTGTTCTTGAACATATTTTCTATCAACCATTGTTGTTCTTTCTGAAAAGGTTATAACCGTTCACGTTCGTGATGTCTTCCTCCTTCGTCGTCGCACACGACGTAGGCTGTTATTAGTATATTTTAGGCCACGGAATTTCTATTCTATCGCCTTTGTCGCAGTATTTTTCAAAGTCTACTGTTTTAATACTTATCACTTCTTCTTTTGGTAAACACCAAGCCTGCTCTTTGTCTTTGTTTTCAAAGCATACGTGGCTGTCAATACCATTAAATTTCAGCGATTCAAAATCCAAAGTCAAAACGTAAGTTCCAACTTGGAGTTTTGACATATTACCTGCTTTTATTCTTGTCCACATTTTTCATAACCTTTCTATTGGTGATGATTTCCGCTACGCTACAACACACCATAGCGGTGTTATATAAGAATGTGCATTTATTGCACTTTGTTAATTTATAGTAACCAATATTGCAGGTTTTGCATTTGATTTCATTTCTTCAAGCTCTGGCTTAATATCATCGTAATACTCTGAATATTTTGTATCGTTCTCATCAAACCACTCTTCAATTTGGTCAATCGTTGTCAAAATAGTACCACTCTCTAATTTCAACCAAACTCCAATTTGAACATCTTTAATTATTCCGTGTGTCCAAGAATAATCAATATCAAACAAATCGTTGTCAACTAGAAAATGGACTTCGTGATTTGGGTTTTCATTTTTAAGCTCAATCATTTTTTCTAACATTTGTACTCCTATTTAAGTTTGTGAACGCCATAACAAGGGCGTTCGGTTGACCTCTTGCGTCGGCAATCGACGCAAGGGTTATTAGCGATTAAATCGAATTCCACTTTCGTCTACATCGGGCAGAACCTTGCTAGTTTCCAATCCAAAGTACTCACATATCTCGTCACCATCAAAACATACATAATCTTGTTTAATTATTGTTTCGTGCCCTTCTTCAAAAAAGATAAAACCAAGCAGTTTTGTAAACTCTTTTAGGTCGTCAAACATTACAAAAAGATAAGGTGTCCTCTTACTTTCATCTTTTTCGTTTCTGTACCAATGGTATTCTACATTTTTATCTTGGATAAATTTATATAAATCTAATTCTGACATTATTGTTCTTTCTGAAAAGGCTATAACCGATCAATTGGTGATGACGCTACGCGCCCACCATTTCGGCATTACTAATAATTATTAATTTCTCCGTAATGTTTTTCTAAAATTTCATGATATAACTTTTCATCTTCAATTTTTTTATCATCTTTAGCAATTATTAACATTACAGATATTGCAGCTAATCCAATCGCACCAAGAATAATTAATGATACCCAATCCATTTTAAACAGTTTTTTCTAAAAATTTACGCCCAACAATACCACACATGACCGACATCCCATAATTATCATTCATCGGATCTTTATGAGAGCATTTATTGCACTTTTCAGCAGGACAATCACCATCATCTTCAATTGTGTTTATCAAGTTAACACTGCTTTGGAAATATTTAATAGATCTTGGTTTATAGATCTCAGATACATCAAATTTAATTTCTTTTACACTGGCAACTTTACCAGTTTTTTTCCTTAAGTTTATGTATTTACCTTGAGCTACAATTTTAAGAATATCTTTGAAAAGAATTATCTGAACACTAAGAACAACAAATTTTCCAATAGCTTTAGTTGTTCCAGCAGGATAACACCAATCATATTGGACTCTATCCCCAATAACGAAACTAGTATGAGAACGAACAAACTCTAAATTAAGAGCGTCAAACTCAGCTATGAGCTCTTTAGATGTAATATCAGAAAGTGAGTAGCATATGCCACCAACTTTCTTTGTTATTTGATCTATTCCGTGGAAGTATTGCTTAGGAGTCATGGCTAGATTCTTTATCTGATTTTACTCTCAACCCACCAAACAGCTCTTCAAACTCTTTGGTTCTCATATCTTCAACGTTTTTATTGGTGGTGATGATTGTTTTTTCTACTAATTCAGAATATGTTTCTGCATAAATCCAATCAATTTGCTGCCATCCAGTTAATAATTCACAAGAGCTGTAAGTACCATCATCTTTAAATCTAAAATTTTGTCTGCGAGGGGTTCTAATTTCAGCCAAAAAACCATCCATACCAGCAGCTCTAATAATAAACCCAAGAAGTTCTGAATGGCCTTCTCTCTTGCCACAATCTACGTAGCACCCTTCAATTCTCGCATAAACCTCTTTTTCTTTTTTAAAATTTAAAATATCACAAAGCTGTTTTGGTGTACGATCAAAAAACTCTTCCATAAACTCAGAAACTGAATCACTTTGAAAGCACCTTACTTCTTCAAGAGCAAGCATTGTAAACTTTTCAATGAACCCCGAACCTTCTTCTAGTCTATCCTGTAAAAACTTGTAATTACCTGACATAATTTTACCACCTTAAACGAAAAAAGCCCCTTAAGTTTAATAGAATGCTATTGGTGGGTTACCACCTACACGGGTCATAATCGTGTGTGCATTCTTCATAACCAAAAGGGGCTTGAGAATTTTTGTATGACCAATTTCAAAAAACAAACGGTAACTATCCACTTGCAATATTAATATAACTCTTCTTCTTCATAAAAGCAAATATTTTATTTACTATTTTATTTTATTTTTTTAATCAATCCGCTTATGTCGTCCCCATTAACGCCACTCAACAGTATTCGCATTCTTTTAGCTTGCTCTCCTATACCTCTTCTCACATCTTCAGTTTGAGGAATAAGACGAACTCCAGTTTTATATTTATGATCCAAATTTAGATAGAGAAACATGTTTTCCCAATCAACAGCCAACGGCTCAACTCCAGAAGGATATTTATTATCATTAATTTTATAGAAAAAACCAGTAAGAGCCTTTTTAATTTCACTCAGAGGTCGTTCTTTGTACAAAAAGAATATTCGATTTTCGCCTGCATCATTCACAGGAGTTATTTTTGCAACATCTCTTAAAAATCTTCTGTAAATTTCTACAAACTCTTTCTTTTCCATAAAACTACTGCGCTGCCAGCATCTCCCTAAAATTAGCTCCAAGATTTGAATATACATTTTCCTCTTTAGGAGCCGCTGAGTTCTCTTTTATCCCCTTAACCTCAGATATTAGGTTTATGTAAGTTTGTGATGCTTGAGTCTTACCCCCACCGCTCTTAATCGCCATTGGAAATTTTCCACGCCACTCATCCTCGATATCTAAACGAGACAGAAATACACCAATGCTCTTCACAGCTCCACCGCTTTCAATCTCATTTAGGATTTTTTGGTGGTGACACTTTAGCGAGTAAAGAGAATGTTTTTTTGATAGCATTTTCATTTTATCAATTTGATTGCTTCTTTTTAATATTTTACGAAGAAAAAGAAAACCCTCCTCCCCCTCAAAAGAAGCTGCCTCTTTCTGTAAGATAGGAGATGATTTTAGAGCCTCATTTTCACAGGAGGTTTTCTTTTTAATCTTAGGTTCTTCTTTAGTGTCCGAGTTTTCGGACAGTAAGGTGTCCGAGTTTTCGGACAGTAAGGTGTCCGAGTTTTCGGAAAGCAATATTTGCTGTTCTGGCTGAGGAGTTTTAAGCCTTTTGATATTCTTGAGAGGTGATTTATAACCCACAGTATGTTGAGCGGTCAAAAGAGCGGCTTCAGTTGACATTTTAATCTCAGAAGTGAATTTATACACCTTACTCCCGTTAACGCTTCTATTTGTAGCTCTTATTAACCCAATTTGGAAAATCCAGTTGCGTGTAGCAATAACAACCTCTTTACTCAATCCAGTTTCTGCCATTATCTTTTTACGGGCTAAATAGAACTCGCTACTATTCATATCGGTGTAGGATGCCATATAACAGAGTAATTGCTTAACAGTTGATTTCTTAATCCCTTTTTTTACGGGAATATCTTGCAGGAGGTTTGAGAATTTTACGGCGTTTGTGTTCATGTTTATGACCTTTGTTTAATTTTTTAGTTTTATTTCTTTTGTCTTCCCTTGGGAAATATACAGCAGTTGTTGTTGAAATATGTCTTAAGCTCATTAATGAATCATCAAAACCAACAAGAGATTGGTGTAATAAATATGTTTCTTGTGGAAGTGGCTGTTTCTCAATCTGGCATTGATGAGGCCAAACTATTTCCATATCGCTATCAACTGCAAACTGCAGTAGTTTAAGTGATGGATCTCCACCGACATATAATATTCTCATTTAACAACCCTTGTTTTAAGTTATTCTTTTACTTTCCTCAAAGCTATCTTAAGATCGATCAAAGTACAAACATCACCATCTGCAAGATGGCCGTTCTCATCAAGACATTTCTCTATTGCACTTATTAGAATTTTATTATCAGTTCTGTATTTTTTTAAGATAGAGTGAACTGAGTTTTTAATAACTCCAATCTTTTTCCTAAACTGATAAAGGTAGCTATTAGTATTACAAGCTATCTCATGTAGAGCTTTTAATTCATCCATTGTTTCTAATTCATCTAACATAATAATTTATCCTTTTTACACGCCACGTTTAAAAATTTTCTCAGCAGCACGATATCCACCGTGAAAAGTATGAAGCTGATCAACATATTCCATCAAAGCATTTTTCTGACATTGTCCTGTGTTCCTCTCAATTGTTTTAAGAAGATGCTTACCTCTTATTGTTGCATTGAATAAAGCTTTAACTTTTTGAGGAAACATTTTTAGTAAGTTACCGAGCATGTTAAAACAGCAGCAGCAACCCAATAAATAACTTTTCTTGTGTCATGCCCGATATAACCAGCAGCAGCAAAAAGATCTATTACGATTAAAACAGTAGGTAGTATTTGTTGTTTATTTATCATTTTTTCTCCGAAACTAAAAAAAGCCCTCAACACCAAAATGTCGAGAGCCCTCAATTGAGAAAATAGTTCGATCGTTCAGACCTGTAAAACTTAAGTAAAAACAGGAATTAACCTATCTCTCAAATTATTGAGTATAATATACAAGTTTTTAGGTGTCTAAAGGGATCGAATACCACCCACCGACAATTTTAATATAGTTCTTTTTTTGTTTCTTTGTTGCAATTTTTATTAAAAGAGTAATAAATGTAACTCACTAACCTAACATTCCACTAACAAAAATAGAAGTATCTTCCTTAAACTCACCAGACCTATCTCTAAACCAATCTGAAAAATTTGGTATTAGATCACCGTGAAACGAGTAAGAGCCATCTTTATTAATATAAAATTAGTATCCTATTTCAACATCATCAAAATTTACAGTTGATGCGGTCATATCAATTTCAAAAATAGGTGCAGTGGGGTACCAAGCCCCATCAGATAAAACATTTATTGTAGAAAAATGCTTATTGTCTCGTAATCTTGCCACAATAGTACCGGCACTTAACGCTTTTAGATACTTAAAATATCCTACATCGGTAGGAAGGGTGTGTTTTCCACTAGCAGGAAGAGTTTCACCGCGAATTGAACCATTTACATCTAACATAATAGCTTCTCCTAATAAAAATTTTAATAAATATAATATACTTTTTTTGCTAACATCGACCACCGTAACATCCTCACCATCCCAAGATGCATCCCCAGTTGGAGGCAAAGTTCCAACTGTATCATAAACTATCTGAGGAGGTATCGGGCTAGCTCCCCAAGTGCCCTTGTAGACTGCTTGACTTGCGAATACTTCATCTACTGGTTGACCGTTTATTACTTTGTTCCATGTTGCACCGCTTATCGTTCCGCTATTACAACCGCTAGAGGTTAATGATGTGTCACCAAATGAACTACTAATGTGGTAATCACAGCTATTTATGACAAGACTGTACATTATACATTCAAGTCTGTCGCTTCTTGCCTCTCTCCTTGCTACATTGAAAGATTCGGGACAAGCCCAAAACCCTAAATACGGAGCTACATGAGTATTGCCATTAATGTTTACGGTAACATTAACACCGTCATTTGTAACGCTGACAGAGTTGTACCCATCGGGTATAAGAGGGGAACTAAAAGAAAATGACGAATCCCAAGTTGTACCATCTATGCTCCCCAAGAATGTTATGTTTGCACCGTTCACTTCAAATCTGGCCCCTAGATTAACTCCTAATATATACCCTGTATTAACCCCTCCAGCAATCACACCCTCCCAACTACACGACTCTAAATCAGCTATAATTCCAAAACTAACCTGATCATCAATCCCATCACAATCTAGCACTCCCACACCACCCGCATCAGCAAGCGTATCAATTACAACTATATTAGCCATTATTTACCATCCCATTCTAAATCGTCAATAGTTATACGCTCACCCTCAACGGTTGATTTCCCGAGCTTATCGAAATAGCCATAGACAATACGAGTTTTAGTCTCCTCGTTACCGTCTTCATCAGTCACAGTATATTGCTCTGTTGAGTCAGGATAACGAGCCATTAACTGAGGTAGTTTAAGCGTCACCGTTGTCGGGTCTGCGATTACGGAGATGTCGAACCACGTTAAGTCAATAGTTACCACTATGTGATATTTGAGTGTTCCAATCGGGTGATCTTCTCGAAACGGGTGGTCTGCAATTTGTCCGCGTTTCCTCGCGTAGTCGTCACGCATGAATAACATTTTTTTAATCATTTTACAACCTCCATCATAGCTAAAGACTCATTATAAGCCAAGTGGTCAATTTTACCTTTAACAGTCGGCATTAAAATTAAATTAGTTTCCCAGTGATGCAAATTTAACCCTAAATGAGGAACGAAATCTTTCTCCAAAATAAATCTATTATGTATAAAAGGGTTATGCCTTTGAAAATGTCTTGCTAAATCTTTTTCATACATTTCAGGACAACCAAAAGTGTTGACAACTGGTGGTGAGTGGAAATGATAATCGCTTACTAGTCTCTCAGTAAATTGTAACGCAAGCCAACCGCCCCTGCTTTTACCCTCAACATGTACCTTTTCGATATTGCGTAAGTCAGGACACTTGCGTCTAAAATTGTCATAAAGAAGATTTCCACTTCTAGCACCGCCAAAATGTCGATCTTTTTCATCTTCTCGCTTTTTGCGAAACCACCCGAACTGGAATAGATTATTCATAAATTCCAATAATCTACTAGAACCGTCCATAGTGACTGTTAAAGTATCATCGACAATCTCAAAGAAACAAACGTCCCAACGAGACCTAATCTTAGTTCCACTTTTTAAATATTTACAATTCTTTCTAGCTCTCTTAAGGTTTAAAAGAGATGTTTTTGCTGAATTGTAAAGTTTTTTGCTTATTTTAAACATATTATTTCCTCTTTTGGGTTTAGACTCTATATCAGGATAGTATTGGGGTGAGACTGTACATGTAAATGAAGACCTTGCCCCACATCGTGTAATATTGCACACCTTTTTTCTGGTCTTTTTGGATCGTAACACCACCTATCATTTATGTGTTTCTCAATAGCTAAACCAATTTCATAAGCCCACACTCGCAAGTCAATGCCACGCAACGGCAGTTGACCATGAACACCACTATCACCTATTCTATAAAGACTAGTGATAGTAAATTCAAGACCTGTATCCTTTACAATTCCATCAACAATCGTCCTAAGAGTTTCATCAATAAACTCAAGATTTAAAATATCAATTTTCATTTAATCTCTCAGTCATTTTCTTTAAACCACTTCCAAAAAGTTACGGGCATAAAAACTATTTGCTTAATAGCTTTTGCCTGTAGTTTATCTAGCTCAATATATTCTGTTATGAGTTCTCGACCTGATTTATTAGCGTCCTCAATTGTAAACTGATTGCTTCTTAAAATACCCTTCAAAAGGGGAATCTTATAGAGACCTAAGACTTTAAAGTCATTCATAGATTTGTAATAGAGCCGATCCGAAAATAAAGTGATCTCCTCTTCGAGTCGTTTAGTACTCAATTTTCTAAAATGATTTTTCTTAAATCGTGTTCTTATTCTAAGTTTCTGCCTCTCGATTAGCACCTTTTCCATTAATGTTTCAATTGTGCTTAGCTGAAATTCTTTGGAGTAAATAGGATGAATACACGATAAACAACTACCTTGTAAATTACTCTCGACTCTTTCGATATCTTTCTTAATGAGGTCAAAACTTATGTTGAAATTTTGGTACAATTTATCTTCGGCAACTTCCATAATCTTTGCAAAATATTCATGCTTGATATCCGCTATTTTAAACCAAACAATAGTAGCAAGCCCTGCAATTACTACAACAAGCAAAACAACTATTACACCTACCGCCAAAACCAACTGACTAGTAGGTGATAAATCCATTATGAAATTAATAACTTTTACTAATTTATCCATTTGCACGAAGCCCCTATAATAAATAACATTAACGAGAACTCTAAAACAGTTAATACAATAATACTAACTGCTGTGATTTTTTCAGTCATTAGCAACCCCCATTCTGTTTCTCAAGGAATTTCTCAATATAAAGCTCTGTTAATTTTGCAAACCCTCCTGTACCTAATTCACTAAGCTGTACAAGGACTTGGTCTTTTTGACTAGTTTGGGGTGTCCCAATCGGGAAGTCATTGGTCTTAAGTTGAGTAATCGCAGAGTGCATTCTTATAACACCACGCTCTAAATTAATTGGATTAATATCAGTTAAACCGAGATCGAAGGCATAACAATAAATCATAGTTGCGTTTTGATCTTCTAATCTCTCGATTAGTTTTCCGTTTTCATTATTATAACTCATGTTTCTCTCTCTCTCCCTTAAATTGTAACATATAACAGAGACATTTCGTAAGTTGTCCCTACTGGCAAAAGTACCCGTGAAGAGATTTCCCCAGTAGTATTAATAAGGATGGGGTACGAGTCCCCCGAACTATAGTCTGTAACACAACCTCTGACTGGTCGCAGGGGTCTCTTAGCACCTTCTGCAATTATGGCGATTAGCATAGTAGTACTTAAAACTTCAAATATGAAGGATATTTGGGCTTGGCGTTGAGCTTCAAACCAATCTAGGAATCCATCTAAAGAACTGCCCCCTGTTCCCGTTACATCTGTACCAAATGTGTCTACACTAGAGTTTACACTACCATTACTAGCCAACCCCTCGTCACCGAGTGCCAGTATCTCAGCGGGAGTGTTTGTGGTTTTTAGGTTGGTGGAGGTTCCGTTTGTTTTGTCGAGTTTTAAATCATCTGTGATTAGGGGTAAGTATTCCCATACAACTTTAACCGTTACAGGTGTGGCAGAGTATGCATCGAGTGTACCATATACTTCCACAACTCGACCGAGAAAAGCCTGTCCATACTGAGTATTTCCATTAATGGGGTCAGCTCCACCACTGCTTAAAACTTTTCCATAAGCGTAAGTACCACTTAAATAGCGGAAAACACCCGTTCCTTTTGTAATGTATATGGAGCTCCCTGTATGGTTTTCCAAGTACATTTCAACGACTCCACCCAACTGAACTTTACCATCAGGTAAACCGACACCAATAATAAAATCATTGCCACTAGTACCATGTGGAGTAATTGCACCTTGCCGAGCCACCATCAGTTTACCTGTGTAGTCAATTCCATCACCAGTGTCAAGAATTCCACTAAAGTTCGTAATATCGGCTTCAACATGTTCATGTACTTTATCAGCATAAAGATTAGGCAAAACATCAAGCTTATTACCAACCTTACCAATAGTCTCACCAACTTTAATATCAAGTTGTTGACCCGTTAACTCTAAAGCCGATACTGTTGCTACTGTTACTGGGTCGTGAGAAGTACTATTTAAAGTGTTTAAAGCATCACTAGCCGTCTCGCCAACTACACCACTCTGGTTAGTTACATCATCAGTACCAGTAACACTTGTTTCAGTTACATAGTTAATTGATGTAAGCTCTAATTCGTCGAACGTACCAACTAAGACTACATCAGTAATATCCCAAGAGAATTGCTTAGTTGTAGCATTATAAGAAGGTGCTGAGTTAAGAGTAAAACTAAGAGTATCTCCACTTGCAGTATGTAACCCAAGCTTCAACCCTGTTAAGAATGTATCTTCAATAAAGGCTTTATTATTAGCTCCATCCTGAGATGTTTGATGTAAACTAAATACTGTCGAACTCCCAAGAGTTGCGTTATCTGTACTCCAACTACCCCACCAAGCACCACTGGATTGATACTGCCAATCGTTAACCCAAACTTCATCTTCAGTTACCCCCTGTCTCTGTGGAGGCATCTCCATCATTTCGGGATAACGAGAATCAAAATAGTCTTGCTGAATAGAATCTAACTCAGTTGAGTATGGGAGTAGGCGGGCTTTAACATCATTAGTAAACTCATTACTAGTTTGAAATATTTCAACTCCAATGGCGGGTATCTCACGAAGAATACTCCAGCCTTGCTTGAAATGATGCACCTCTTGTTTACAGGCAAGTCGAGCATCATGGAGAGTTTCATAATGTGCTCGTGGAACCATTACAATATCTTGAATCCCCGTACCTAAACAGTTTCCTACTGCAAAACTTACTACAATAAAATAGTTAGTATCAGGTATCTCAAGAAGTTCACCTGCTCCTGTGGTTTCATTAACTTTGTTGTAATACGGTCGTCCGCTTGGAGCATTAAGAAATGTATAACCAACTTGTACACCCAAAATAGGTAAACCCCTACTATCAATATAATAAGCGGGAGCAGTAATTACAGGAACTTCAGGAAGGGTAAAGAGTAAATCTTCATCATAATAATGTCCAGTTTTTCTTCCAAACTGAGCATGGGTATTATCAGACCCATTAGAAAAAGTAAAATTATTTATTCTTAATTCATCATAACCAAGTCTACGCTTACTGCCCTCAGTAAAATGCCTGACCTCATGGGTAGCCTCATCCATGTGCCCGTGTGGTTGAGGATTAGCCCATATTTTCATTTTGAGATTATCATCCCAATTAAGCAGAAATGTTGCACAGTATTTTCTTATTTGATCGGGAGAGGATACAATACCCATTACACCAGCATCGTCAATTCCTATCCAATGCTCCCCCGTTGGAACCGAATCACCAACCCATACAAGAGGAGTGGAAGCGGGAATAATTAGCCGTTTTTTATTAGAGAAAAATTCAATATCTGTAACACCATCACGAGCCTGTACCGTAACCTGTGGTCTGTTAGTACCTGTGTCGTTATTGTCTTGATATGTAATTAGGATATTGGACGTTAATACATCTACTATTGAAGCATCAGTAGTGAACCCGTTTATAATCCTACGCATTCCAAAAACTGCAACCCCACTATCCTTAATGTCACCGTCTGCTGTAAAGGCTGTAATGTTGTTTTCTGTTGCGGTGGGAACTTTATTTGCTTTATGAAATAGAGTGGACTCCGAAACAACACCAACTTTATTAGCATCCGCCAAATCCCCCACTTCAAAAATTTCGGTTATTCCTATAGCATCGTTATTGTGCCCCACAGTAGTTATATCTACCGTGCTATTAGTGGATATGTTATCATAGGAACCCATGGTTGTTGCGTTAGTAACATTAAATGTTAGGTTACTTACATAGTTTAAATACAAAACCTCCGCTCCACTAAAAATGGCGGTGTCTTTGTTGTCACCCTGAATGAAGTTTATTTCACTTAATATCCCCCTGTCATCAATTATAAAGTTCTCTTCAAAAAGTATTCTACCATTAAAGATCAAACTACTTGGTCGACCCCCTAAATCATTATTTTTTATTTGAAAGTTTCTGAAATTGAAATTGCCTAAAAACTGGTAGTCTATAATAGTTCCATCAGAAGCACTGTTAAATGTTACCTCTCCTGTTATATATCCTGAAACATAAGAAATCCCATGAGATCCGTTTTTCTGGGCGAAAGTGGTGTAACCTTCATCATGTCGAGCTTGTAGCTCTTCAGCGGTTGAGAAGACTCCCACCGCTAGATCAATAGCATCTATCTGTTCCTGAATATTACTATTAATCCCCTCAAGGGCGCTAAGCTCTGTATCTGTAATATCAGAAACATTCGCTTTCCCGCCGTCACTGGTGATCATCACCACGCCATCTGCTAGATTTGTATCCTCAGAGGCATCAATCATTATTTTAAATGCTTCGCCAAAGTAATCTTTGTAAAACAACCTTTTCAGATCATTCTCAAGCAGAAGAGAAAGAGTAGGAAGATCTGACAGCATAGTATTATAATCGAAATTACGGAAATAATAACTAAATTCGTCAGCACCTGGTACGATATGAACATTAGCACCCATTTTTTACGCTCCTGTATCTTGATATTTTAATGTTGAATTATCTGTATCCTGTAATATTTCAACTGAATTGTCTGTATCTTGTAACATTTTAAAAATTGTATCCCCGGTCTCTTCTACTAATTTTCGTCCTGAAATACTCATTCGCAACGCACCATCGTATTGAGTGCTCAATTTAGTTATTGCAAAAATTCCACGCTTATCTATCCCATTTTTTTGATACTCTGGAATCTCAACCTGATCTGCAAGATTAAGGGTTACATCTCCAAAGGCTTGAAGCTCAATATCTTTTTTTGGGATTTTATAAGTCACCAACAGAGAATTAGCAATTACTATTGCTAGCTCAGCAGTTTGAATTAAATCACTGCTTTTATACTCGTAGGTCATAATCCCATACTCAACAACACTATCACTATCCTGCCGAGTAATTAGCAACTCTTCATCATCCCACTTTTCGGGATCGTCAGGATCTTGAGTGAAAGTCTTATAGGATACTTTTATAGTATTAGCCATGCTTTCAGTAAGAGCCGGTTGAGTTTTTTCTATAAAATCATCTTTAGTCATCTCAATTGCATCCTCTGGAAGTGCAGTTATCGGGAAAACTGTTGTAACTTTTTTTACTCTTAAAATGTCTTTATTAAGTGGTCCGTTCTCTTCAATTTCATTCTCTGTTGGTAAATCCATATAAGCGTAACTTAAACCAGCAGTGACTAGATCTTTTATAACATCAAAATATGTTTTACCCTTAAAAAATTTAGGCTCAAAATGAGGAACAAAGTAGAAATCATCTAAATCTGAGAGATCATAAAAGAAATCATACATGTAAGCTGTCACACTAAATAAAACAGCTTCAGTTAAGCTTTTTAAACTAACATTTTCGAGAATTTCTGGAAATACAGTTTCCCATGGGAAATCATATTTTCTTAATAGCTCAAAACGATCTCTTGCGGTTGTTTGGGCTCCCGTGTCGTTGTCCCCAGCCGTAAAATCACCAGACCAATAGAGACCTTTAGCGACATATTCTTTATCCCCGTTAGGATATTGAAACCCAATAAACGGCTCCATTTTTCTATTACGTTTTATAAATGTATGGATATCTGAATCTGTATTTTCTGAGAAAAAGCGATCGGTAATATTTTGAAAATTTATATCCATATCATTACACGAGATATTACCAACCGGTAAACTTCCCTCAGTCCCCTCAAACTCCTGCAGGATATTCATAGAAAAGAGCTGATCATTTTCAAATGTTTCTACTATCGATGTGTAGAACTCTACTATTTTTACAATCTTGCCAGGAGTGTTCCATCTCGAAATCTCCAACTCAATTTTTGCTGCTGTAAAATGAGGATTGAGAAAGTTAGCAGAATATTTCAATTCAGTATTACCGGTAACGGAGAAAACTTCAACAGGGGCGTAGTTATCACCAATTTTTATAAAAACAGTTACATTAAAATCTACAGGAAATTCATTAAGAGCACTGTCTCCTGCTACTACAAAGCTGTAAACAGGGCGTTTAGTAAAGGTGGATGCTATTGTAGGCTTATTCGGAGCTAAAAACTCACCCGATACCCCCGCGTTTTGAGTTCCCCACCACCCCACTTGATATTTACGAGCTTCCAAAAGAGTTGATGGCATTGGGAAAAAGGAACCGTCTAAAATCACATCAGTGTCGTTTGTGTGGAACCACTTTTTAGGAACATCAGTTACAAGATCGGCGATCTGCTCCGGATATGAAACCCTATTGTTTTCCGACTGCTCGGTATCAAGGGATAAATCAATTAGGGGATCAGTCCAAGTTACAACCACTTTTGCAATTGGTCGGCGGACTGTCTGTTTAGACTCAGCTCTTAACGTTTCAAGACTCATACCTGCTCAAACTCCACAGCAATACCACCCCAAAGACCACCCCAGACTGATAGAATTCTTTGAGCTTCAAATGGTGACATTAAAACAGTGTATGTTTTAGTTTCGGTCAAATGCGTTACTCTAAGCTCAAACTCACCACCCAACTCGAAGAGGTAATCCATTCTATCTTTTACTTCTTGATCACTGGCTTCGTAAGAGAGCAGAAAAGCTTTCTTAGTTGAAGTTATATCTTCACGAAGTTTTCCAGAAGCGGCACGATCACGGCGTTTTAATCCATCAATCCACCGCTCATTAAAATTTCTTCCAAACATAGAGATTTCTTGAACATCTCCAACGGGTCCTAGTTCAATTAAATTTGACATTATGCTATCCCAGTTCGTTGATTGTTTGCCACAATATGTTTGTTTATCTCTTTGGAAAATTTCTTAACTGAGTAATCACTAGCAACCAAAACTCCCGTATGGAAATGAACATGAGTTTCGCTTACAACACTTCTAGCACCGCTAGCAAGCCCACCACCAACCGAACCCATTGCACCCATAATTCCCCGTGCAATCTCTAAAGCTCCAGTTTTCATCGGTAAAACAACCTCATCTTGTGCACCCTCTCCAATTTGTGCAATAATTCCTGTACCCGGATCAGATCGAACCAGTCCACCTTTAGCAAAAGGGATTGGAGTTGCAACAGCAATTGCAAGTTGAGCGATACCGAGAGCGGCGGTTATTCCTGCCATTATAAAACTTGCAGGAGGTGGAAGAGTAAGTGCGGCACTAACAGCCAGTGCCGTGTTTAGAACAATACCCATAATAGATGCTAATTTCTCACGACGAGCATTCTCTTTTTGGAGCTCAAGCTTTTTAGCGTCCGCTTCTTCATCGATCGCAGCAATTGCGGCGGCTCTTTCTTCCTCGATTACTTTAATCTGCTCTGACCTTTCCTCATCAGATAGCAGTTCATTATTTTTAATTTCTTCTATTGCAGCAGAATGCTCTTCATCAGTTCCTAGCTGTTCTTCCATTGCCGCTGTTTTCGCTTCAGTCTCTTTGTCGAGCTGTATCATTCTCCGATTTAATCCAGCTTGCCAAACAGCATTCATTTGACCCGCTACATTTCCAACAGCACTCAACACTTTTTGAAGAGTAGATATTTTTTCACGTTTTACGTCATTAGCAATCTTAACCTCAATAACAGCAGAATCTCTTATTATTTTAATCTCTCTTGCCTTATAAAGCTCTGTTATATTGGCAAGATCTAAACCCTTTTCCGTTCCAATTCTTATAGCCTCGGTTTTTTCAAACTCATTTTCTGTAAGCTTTTGTTGGGTAACCATCCTCAGCTTTGTTAAAGAATCGTCTTCTAACCCTGCTTTAGCTTTATTTAATTCTTTAGATATTTTAAAATCTGATTTAGCTTTGTCTTTAGATATTTTTAATTCTTCGTTAGCATAAAATTTTAAGATATTTGTTTTATCAACACCTAATTTTTCTGCTTCTGCAAGTGCATGTGTTTTTTCGGCAAGAAGTAATTCTTGTCTCGAAGAAGTCGCTTCTTCTAATTTCTTATTCCACTCATCTTCAAACTTAGCTTTCTCTTCTGCTAACTTTTTAGCAGCTTCTATCTGTTTTAGTGTTGCGGCTTTGTTTTTATCTTTTGCATCGGTATTATCTTCTGTCGTGGTGGTATTAGTTTTAATTGATCCATTTATTTCTTTTAGAGCTTTCGCCGCTTCATCAGTTGCTTTTTTTTCTGCAAGTGTCAATTTCTTATTAGCTACTTGCACTTTGTGGAGTGCTATTCTTGCCGCTTTTTGTGCAGCAAGAGCGTCAACAGTATTTTCCACAGATTCAATTAAACTACCAAGCCCTTTATTTATACCAGGAATAAATCTAGCAATTTTATTAATACCGTCTAGGATACCAAGAATCATAGAGCCGTAAGCCATTGCGATAGTGGAAGAGACATTCTTGAAGTGATAGCTTATAAAATCCCACGTATCTACAAAAGCCTTTTTAACAGCATCCCAATTTCTCCATAGCAAAACACCAGCGGCAATAAGTGCCGCAATTCCTACAACTATTAATCCAATTGGATTGGCAGTCATTGATGCGTTTAAACCGATTTGCGCAGCGGTTAGAACTTTATAAAGTGCAACCATACTTTTAATCATGGGGAGGATTTTTGCGAAGAATAAAAGGAATGGACCAGCAACCGCCAAAACGCCAACGAATGTAGCTATAAAAGCAGTTATGTTTTTATGTTCGCCCATCAAATTGATAAACCAAGCCATCGCTTCTGTTACAGCTGTTATCGCAGGAAGGACAACATCCATCAGGATAGGAGCTAATCCTTTCCATAATGTGAGCCCTAAATCTACCACTTTATCTTTAACTAATCCGAGTTGAACCCAGAACGTTTTCATTTGTTTGTCGGCAACTTCTTGTGTGGTAATCCCTTCTTTTGTTCGTTTTTCAAAGTCTCTTATTGCATCCGATGTTCCAAGTAGAGCTTTTGTAGCATCCATTGATTTACTTGTAAAACCAAGCATCAATAATTCTGATCGCTTCTGCTCGTCACTCATACCGCTAAGATGACCAGTAAGGCCTTCAACGATATCAGCCATGTGCATCATTTTACCATTACCATCAAACACCGCGACTTCAGCATCTTTCCAAGCTTTTGTATTATTTACCGATGCATTTTGTAAATCTCTGAGAACGATATTAAGTTGAGTACCAGCATCAACTCCTTTTGCCAAACCCTTATCAGCATAAACCTGTAAAATAGCGAGCCCTTCAGACAGATCTTTACCAAGATCTTTGAGAGCAACACCGGCTTTGTTAGTAATACCCTCTGAGAATTGCTGAGAGGTAGCATTCGCGTTAGACGCTGCTCGTGTAAATTGATCTGATATTGAAACAAGATTTGCCATATGAGTAGCCGCATCGTCAGATGATAACCCTAATGCACTCTGTGCATCTGTGAGTAAGTCGGTAGCTTTTGCCATGTCAAAATTACCAGCTTGAGCAAATGCGGCAACTTTAGGGAGGAGAGCCATTGATTGTGCAGCATCGAGACCCGCAGAAGCTAAAAAGTAGTACGATTCTGCTGCTTGTGTTGCGGAGAATTTAGTAGTTTTTGCAACTTCACGGGCGGTCATTTCAAGCTTGTTACGCATTTCATCGCTAACATCACCCATAATTGCAAGTGAGTTAGTCATAGCCTGATCAAAATCGGCTCCAAACTTGATAACTGCACCGCCTGCAATTCCCAAGGGGACTGTGAGCCCCTTGGTTATCGCCTTACCGAGCTTACCAGCATCACGCCCCATTTTATTGAGAGCTTTATTAGTTGCTTTAAGGTCTTTTTGAAACTCAGTAAACTCTTTTTTTGCAGTTCCTAAGCCCTCAACAACTATTGATCCAAAGAGTTCAAATATTTTTCTGCTTGACATTTTGTAACCTTTGCACTCTTTGATGAATAGTCAAAGCTGTTTTCACAACTTCTTTTTTTGCTTGCTTACCAATTTTACTCGACTTAGGATCACCTAGACCCATTTGCTTTTTATACTTCTCAAAACTTGTGCCTTTTTTCAAAGCTCCTTTTGCCGATAATTGTTGCCAAGCATTAAAAGAAACCGCTTCCATTTGGTTGCGGTACTCTTTTGATTCTTTTTCATTAAGCATTTCAGAGATAAAGATCACCTGTTCATAAGGGAGTTTTAAGAGCTCTGCTTTGCTTCCTCCAATATAGAACCGAACCGCCCTCTCATTGCTCTCAATGGAGCTTCTAACACGTTCATCATTTTGGCACGTTGCCAACACTGCGTAAAAAAATTCTCCGCTGCGGGATCTGCCCTTATCTGCTCAAGAATCTTAAATTCAATATCAATAGGCATCTGGTCAAACTCTTCTATTGTAACACCTAGAAGAGAAGCAAACCATTCACCCAAATCATCATCTACAACATCAAGAGCTTTTTCTATAAATCCAACCCCAAAATTAACAATTGTAGAAGCCATCTCGACAGATTCGTCTTCTGAATTCTTACTATTGTTTTTTGACGAAATAATGTTTTTAAGAGAGTTATCTTTAAGCTCTAGCATTGCTTTTTTAAAGATTTTTGTGAGTTTTTTTCTATCAGCTCTAGTTAGCTCTCTGATTTTTTTAAGCTCTGGTTTGTTATTCATAAGTTTTTCCTAAGTTTTTAAGTTTTCTAAACAATTTTAAAAATGCGGGGCTAAAAATTAACCCCGCAAAAATCAATCACAAATCCTACTGCCTATTCAGCAACAAAATTTGCAGTAACACTAATATCTGTACTTACAGCAAGATCTGTTCTAAACTGCTCCGTTGATGCATCACTCCAATCATCAAACACAAAACCAGCATCTGGAGAAGCCGCGACTTCAGTGCCATCATCACCATCAGGGATAATTTGAGAAGATATTCCTACTACTGAACCATTTGCACCAGCAATGTAAGTAAGGTTATGAGTAACCGCAGAAACTTCTTCAGGATTGAATACCTCCCAAGGTTCTTCTGCCATATTAGCAGGGTCAAAATGGGCTGTCATTTCAAGAGGAAATACTGCTTCTGAATCCTCTGTAGCTCCAAACTCAAAGTTCCCAAGATTTAGACAATTTTTAACGGTCAAACCTATTAGCTCATCCGTTCCGCCCTTCATAACCAACAATGTAATATTATCGACATAATCCCCGGCTTTTATTTGACAATCTCTTGTAAATTTAGTACCAGCACCAAGAGTTTCAAGATTAACACCAGGCAATAACAACTTAATATTATCATCTGTTATTTCTACGATATTAGCCACTAATTTTGCGGTTGATTTAATTCTACGCTGTGAACCCTTAATAGGACCAGCGGAACCATCCACCACCATTTCACGGTTTTCAACTTCAATTGTAAAAGTATTACCACCATTGGTAGCACCAAGGATTCTTTGACCAGGTAAACCATAATCCTGATAAACAATTCCTGAATCTTCTCCAACACGGTTCCACGTATCCGCGCTTATACCGTTACTTAATTTTACTGGACCCGCCATAATATGGCCTCCTTTTATCTAGTTCTCTGCATCCAACCCTTGCGACTTGCACGAGCACTGAATGTAGTATTATAGTGAATAATTCTAGGGTCAGTTTGAGGGATATATCCATCATCTGACAATTTAAATCTAATATGGTTATAATCGGCTGAATTCATTAAAGCCAAATCCAGTAAATCTTCAACAGCTTTAGCGGACTGATCCGCAAGGGCTCTTGATTTCTTGTGATCGTAATAATCTATCTTAACATCTGCAACTTTAATAATACTTGCAGGATCTTTTCTACTGTCTATTGCAACTACGATATAAGGCAGCTTAGCTTTCTCAGGTGCCAAATCTCTAAATACCGAAGGAACATCGCTAATAGTTACACCAACTTTCACCTTGTACGTAGAAACCGTTGCAGCAACAGCCGCATCAGATTGTAAACAGGCTATAAGTTCAGAATAAAACACTACCACTCCTCCGACATAATATTTATAACTTTTGAAGTAGTTGACTGAAACGCAGGCAACATAAAAGGATTACCCGGAACAATCTTTAACGCTTTTGGATTTTTTTGATTATGCCCATCAGGAAGTACAACAGCGTGCCCAAATTCCACAAGAAGAGCATGAAAAGCGGGTGGTGCGGCTCCAATTAGAATAAAACCACCGTAATTATCATCTTTTATTCCTTTTAGCAGATTCCCCTCTTTAACCAAATTCTTTGATCTTATATTTGCTCTCATTTGTCTCTTAACAACTGAAGACGCTTTTGCTAATTGCTTATGTTGTCCTTTATTTAAATCTGCAAAAACCTCTTTGGCAAAAGTATTTAAAGTGAATGCGTTTTTTTTAAAAGCCACTTAATCCAACCGCTCTTTAGTAATAATCCAATTAACAATCCCACGCTCTTGAATATCACTTACAGTTAATATTTCAAAGATTCTCTCCGGTTTTCCACCACCAGGATCTACTACAATTCGGTCGAGTTGTGAAACTGGTATTTCAGCTCTCATTTTTATAATATGAGTTGCCTCTACATTAACAGTTTTCTCCTCCCAAACTTGCAAAGAAGCTTTCGGGATAAGCGCAAAATAATGAGGATTTGTTGAGGTGTTAGCCCACTCCTCAACTAAACTAGCGCTATCATCAGAAACCAACACACATGATTGAATAAATCCGTATGTGTTGCTTTCTGTTGAGAGCGATCTGTTTTTTCCCATACGAGAAAGGTTGTTTCCTCTACGACTACTCATACTGCGGTAACCTCAAAAAGTCTATCCGAATCCAACAAGCTGTAAAATGCAGGGGGGAGTTCACCATCCTCAACACCTCTATTATCATCTGCAAAAGATGCAAAGATAATTATAGCGTGTTTTGTATCTGCTGGAACATCCGCAGCGTCACCGTATCCCGTGGTGTAATTTATTTTTATTCCGCCAATTTCCTGAAGCTCTACCGCTGGCCATAATGCCGAACCTTTTAGCAACATTCTTGCAGGAGAGGTATTTGTTAGAATAATAAAGTCTGATAAATCCATTGTTGTTTCAGCTCCATCTACATCTGTAACAACTACAGACTCGACAGATTGAACGGGGCCCCTTAAAAGAGCCATCTCACCTACTGGGAAACAATCAAAAACAATTTCCCACTGTTGAGTAATAAAAGATCTTCTCTGGTAATTCTCCGCAGCTTGCCGTCCTGCTTTCAAATAGCCCTCTAGTGTAGAATTCTGCACATCGTGCGAAATGTGTACACTAAGTTTAAGCTGTTCAACTGTAACAGGCTCGGATGTAGGAGGAGTTTTAAGAGATGGTAGCCCGTCCATTTTTAGTTCTCTTCAGTTTCTGAATCAGATTTTGCTTTTTCAATCGCTTCAACAAGAGATATTGAAACCTCTTTGTAATCTGCAAGTGTTTTAGCACCGATTAGAGCAGTACTGATATTTTGAATGTTTGTTTGAGCATTTAAAAGGTCTTCATTAGCTTCTGTGAGTTCTGTTTTGAGCGTCTCATTAACTTCAGTAAGTTTATTGGAAGATTCGATTAAAGAAAATATCTCTTTATCTCTAAGTTCAATAATTCCATTTGCTTTTTCAAGAAGTTCTTGAACCTCTTCTGAACCTGTAAGATTAACTTCTACAGTTTTAGCTTCAGTTGCTTTCTCTACAATTGCAGAACCAACTTTACCAAGAGAGATAAGTTTTGCAGCTCTTGTATTAACAAGCTCAATACTTTCACCTACTTTATGGTCTCCGTTATTATCTGTAAACTCTTTTATTACTGGATATTTGTTCATTTTAAACTCTTCTTATTTACGTGCACTGTTTCTCCTCTAAAAAAATGAGGAGTTGAACGATTTTCAAGCCGTGGATTTCTTTCTGTTGCAGTTTCTATTTTTGGAACTTTAGAGACTGCATTTAGAGCACTGTTTCCACTCATTGAATTAGTATAACATTTTTTCATAATGACCTCGTTAAATGAGGTGGGATTTTACCCCCACCTCATCTTCTAATTAAAGAATAGCAGAAGCTGCTACATTTTGATCAGGAGTGTAACGACTCTGACCGCGTAAAAGAGTTACACCAGTTAGAGTTGCAGCACTATTTGTAACTCGAACTGCAACGTGACTAAATCCGTTGTTAACATCAAGAGCAGAAGAATCAATCTCAACATAAGAAATCGCTTCGATAGTTGAAACAATAGTAGTTACAGCACTTGCTACCGCTGTAATTACTGTTTCTCCAGGCTCCTCAGATTTGAGAGTAATAATAGAGTTTGTAGTTTCAACACTTGCAACTCCAATAACACCAGGAACACGAATATCATCATACGAGCTGTTAATTTTTGCAAGGAGATTAGCCGCAGAATCCGCACCACTAGCACCCACTGCATATTCACGAGTTTCTGGGACATCTGCCGCTGCCGCTGTGAAAACAAAAGCTTCAGGAACACCATTAACAGGAACTGTAATTGTAACAGTCTGACCAGCAACGTGAATACCACCAGCGGCGGTAACAATTGCAAGTTTTAAACTTGCAGAACTCGTATTTGCTGTAACAGTAGCAATAGCACCAGTAACAACTTTAGAGTCAGTCCCAGAAGCATCTACAGCCTGAAGAACTTGAATTTCAGCAGTTGCAGCAGTTGCCATTACGCCAAATATTGCAACAAATAAAGCTTTACGGTGTAGACTCATTGGGAAATAGAGCCCAGTTTGCGCACCGTTGATCGATGCAGGAGTAATTCCTGAATCGAGTTTATTGACCTCTGATAAATAATTATGTGACATTTTTAAACCTCATTTTATCAATTTAACATTTTTATTAAAAAATCTAACAGTTTTGTTTTAGATAGGAAGTATGACCTCCTTATCTAAATTTAACTTTTAGTTCAACACAACAAATGGCGAGCGGCGTGTTTTCTGATCTTCTGAAAGGATTGAATCCTTAAGAAGAGATTGACCGTCAACATTCCAAGACATATAAATACGCGTTTTACCAGTACCGTACTGAGTAACGGTATCAATAAAGATTGAGAGACCAGTTCCATCTTTAATTGCATACTTTTTCATATCTAGAAGGGCAATATCACCAAACTCACCAAGAGATGGAGCGTACTCATTGTAAAGTACAGGAGTACCAAGGATTGTATCCGGTGCACCAACAACTGCACCGGGTTGCCAAGCAAGAGTATTTGTGTTTTTAGCAACCATTGTTTGCAGTTGAGGCAATGCAGATCTGTTTAGAACCCACTTGAGATTCGTACCTTTGATTTTTGCATTGATATTTACAAGATCCTCATAAGTGATTTTATCAGCTGTTTCACGCCCAACTTTAACCACAGCATCAGAATTTAAAATCCCTAGTGGCTTACCGTTACCATCACCTACGTAGAAAGCGTGCTCTTCCGCACCAACCATTGCACCAGCCATAAGCTGCTGAATGTAAGAGGCGAAGGCGGTTGTGTTGCTTAGAAGTTTGTTTGTAACATCGATATAACCAGTGATGTTTTCAGGCTCAAGTGTAATAAGAATAAACTTAGGATCACCAGAATCTTTCTTTTCTCCAGTTTCAGCAGTCCAATTCATCTTTATTCCACCATGAACACCCTTGTCACCCGTTTGATCAAGAGATGGTAAATCAATTGCAGCATCAGGCGTGGCACCAGCTGGTATCACCATAGCATTAGGGCGAACAATACCGTCTTCAGGTTGCATCGCTCTAATTTCAGTGTCAAACTGTTTTGGAACTAAAAAACCACCCTTAGAGCCAACTCCCATTGACATTTCACGAGTTTCAAGATTTTTAGTGTCACCACGAACAACCGCGTCAACAAATTCACCAAAACTGCGGAATTCGTCGCCGTCACCGTCGCCATTTCCACGATCACCGCTTCCGCGATTGTGACTGTTTTCATTATTAACATCACGAGTTTCCTCAGCATTCAAGAACTCAGCTCTTGTAATGTCACCATCAAGTTTTTTTACTTCTGCCTGGAAACCGTCAAAGCTTGAACGTTCTTCATCACTAAGGTTCTTGTCGTCACGAGTTTCAGCAGTGGTGATAATGCTTCTTGCACTATCAACAGCAGCCTGTCTTTTTCTTTTTAACGCATTAACATCTATCACCAGATGCTCCTTTAATTAAATTAATTCAACTCTAAAATATTGAGTTTTCTTTTATATAAATCAAGATTAGAGCCACTTTTTCTTCGCTCATCATCCTTCTGTTTCTCAATTCTAGCTTTTGCCTCATCCATTGACTGATCTCTATCTCTCACGCCAACCTCAGTTTGAGGATAAGCTGGATTTGTAACGGGTCCCACTTCGTAGAGAGTAGCTTTAACAATTTCACGATGATAAACATCATCCTCATCAATTATTAAAATATCCTCATCAACTGAAAAAGTAAATGAAGCACCTTCAACATTTTTACGTTCAAGATTCTCAATCAAATCTCTTCCGTACGTAGTATCTGGGATAGGAGAATCAAAATCCAGCCCAGATTTACCATCTGTGATAGTTAAAGCCGGTTCACTTCTTTGAGTAGAAAGAACAAAAGAGGCATTATGATTAAAAAAGCTTTTAACATTAATATCAGAATTAAGACTCTCTGTAAAAGCTCCGGCACGAATAGTTTCTTTAAATCCGTCCCATATTGTAACTTCTTCTCCGTAAACGATACCAACACCGCTTACAAACCGCTGTTCTGTTTTGTCGTCACCTTCACCAGACTCTACACTGCGAATATGAACATCATTGACTTTTAAAAATCGCTGTTCTCTCTTCTTATTTTTCATCTTTATTGTCCTCACTTGTATTATTGCCGTTATCTTTACCGGAAGTATCTGTCTCAACAGTCCCATCAATTACACTTTGAGCTTCTCCCATATTGAGAGGAAGATAATAGTGATCCCCTAATCCCTCTGGGATAGTGTTCATGTTCTCTTTTGCTCTTATCTCATCTGGGCTCATTGATCCCATTTGAAAGAGTTTCCAATATGCTTCAGTTCGGGCTTTTATATCTGCTCTTAAAAGAGCGTTCATATTAAATTCTGGAAAGAACGTTCGCTTAAAAAACAGCTTTTTATTTAGTTCTTGCTCCCATTGAGTAGTATAAGCTAGCATTGTAAACGTCATAAACGCTCTACTCTGTTGCTCTAAACCAGTTCCCCAATTAGAAGAGCCATCAGTTAGATTTAACATGAAATTAGGAACGTTATAAATACGAGCTACTTCTGTTACATTAAAAGCACGAGTTTCAAGATATTGAGCATCCTGTGGAGGAAGTCCGATTTTTTCAAACTTCATTCCCTCCTCAACAAACATTAATTTATGAGCATTTCCTAAACCCTCATAACCCCCAAATTTTTTTCGAAGTGATTCTTGAGTTTCCTCTTTCCCAAATTTTTGTATTGTCATTACTCCAGCAGGATTTATACCCTGACCAAACACTTTTGCACCAAACTCTTTTACAACCATTGCCGCACCGATTGTTTCACGGTGAACCTGAATAGGAGACATCCAACGGTCACGAGTTGTACTCATCGACTCAAATACAACAACTTCGCTAGCTTGTAAAACTTTCTGAGTGCCGTCAAACAACGTAACCTTATAAACAAGAGCACCACTTCTAGTTCTCTCAGGTGATGCCATCCAAGGAGGAATTGGCCACAACGCTATTGGTTGCCCTTTTCTATCAAACTCAATCCAAGAAATGCCAGCACCCCAAAGGAGTTGATGAACAGCCATTAATGCCCGCCATTGATACGCGGTCTGTTCTGGATTAGGATTATTGTGTAGTAGTTCGTATAGTGGAGAGTCGTAAGCGACTTCTTTATTTCTGTTATCTTTAGATCTTTCAAAAACAGGAAGTGGCATAGTTGCCATAGTACGAGAAATAATAGCAATACAAGACCAGACAGAAGTAAGTGTAAGTGATCTCTCCTCATTAACAGAAACACCAGAAGCAGTGAGACCGCCTCCAAAGATATTTAATAAATGTTTGGGAATATTACTAGCACTAAAAGAAGCATTACGCTTTTCTGAAAACCAAGATGGAAACATTATTTATCGCTCTTTTTAGGAGATGCGAGCCAAAAGATGAGTGAACCGGAAATAATACAGGCAGTCGGTGGGTGCATTAAGAAAATGCCATAAGTAGCAAGACAAAAACCAGCAGATCCAAATAGTTCACGAAAGAATTTATTCATCTTTTCACCTTTTTAAACTCAGAGAGCCTCTTTTTTGATGGTTCTATTTTTTCAATATAATAAATATGAAGAGTAATATTTGTTTTTTTGCGGTTTTGGTTGCATTGTATTTGTTTTTTGAATATATTAAAGGAAATTGTTTAATTTATTGGAGGTCATAAGATGGCAAAAAAGCCGATTACATGTCAATGCGGTTGTGTTTACATTCTAAAGACAGAAGAGGACGTTAATTTCTCTGCTTATAAGGACAGAAATTCACAGATTGTTAAGCCGTGGAAACAAGAAATTAACGCCGATATTTTTAGATGTGGTTATTGTGAAAAGGTTTTAGATAGGGGTGATGAGTAATGGAAAAATATTTGCCACAAACAAAACTTCAAAAGTTTTTAGGAATGGATCCAAAAATAAATCATGAATATTTTGACTTTAGAATGCAGGAGCTACAAACCGAAATAGATAAAGGGCAAATTGCAATGCGAGATAAAAAGTGTGCTTTTTCTCCAACTGACTCTTGTTGTGCTGAAGAGTGTGCACACTTTAAAGATGGTACAATAAAACATTTGGATGTTGGTTTTCTGCACCCAGAAATCGAATGGATAAAGTTTTCACCATCTTGCAAACTTTGGAGTGAATAATGATTTGCTTAGAATGCAGCACAAACACAAACGCAGAATTAATTACAACTATCATATTAACACCTCTATTTTTAGTATTTTATTGCAAATTCTTTCTTTTTATTGGTCGTAATTTTGGAACATTTTCAAACTTTTTTGCATGGGTAAGTTTCAGCAGGGAACCTATTAATCCAGCAAAGAAAGCTATCCATTCCGAAATTACAGAAATATGCTCACAATGCGAAGAGTTTTTAATTGTTAATAATGATAATCAATGTCAATACTTTAACAATGAGTACGACTGTTTTTCGGTAGAATCTGATAGTTGTGAGCTTAAATGTTCTTTTTTCGGAGAAAAGGAGAGTGAGATAGATGAATAACGATGAAACAATATACTCCGAAGAAGATATGAAAAGATTCTTCGAAGCTCAAAAGGCTGGTTCTGTTAAAGGAACTTCTATGAAATATTTATACTATCAAATACATGTTGGTAAACTTGATATTCCGAAACAAGTAAAAGCGGTTGCAATTCTAGCCCTTAATGTGGCGTGCGCAAATGAAATTATAGCAATTTTAGGAGGAGAAAACACAAAGGCGATCGAAACTGAAATCTCTTCTGTAAATATCAATATGACGTGTGATATTGATGAGGATAAATTAAGAGAAATCATTGCAAAAAGTGTTAAAGATTTTGACATTGCAAAAGCTAATTTTGAAGTTGGTGGAACTTTTGGTGAGAATAAAAAACCATTTTGGGAGGGAAAATGAATAAAAAAAATAATCTAGTTGATTTTATAAGAGATTATGAGACAGGTGATATTCGGGAGATTCTACCACATCAAAGAAAAGTTTTAGATATGATTGAATCACGGTGTACAATATCATTACATCCGAGAAAAATGATAATGGTGGCAACACCTAGATAACACCTAAATGGTGGGCGAATGAGGAACGAATGAAGTCATCACCAACACGCACGGTTATGCCACAATTTTGAAAGGATAGAAAATGACTAATGAACAAACTGCAATAATGCTTAGAGGGATAGCAAGACAATTAACTTCTTCAATAGAGTCTGCTGAGGAGTATTTGGAAGGGGCCTGACGTTGCTAGGCATTCAGAGAGAGAATACATTGGGATCTTAACACCGCTTCAAAGAATAATGCGAGTATCCCTGACTGTAATTACAAATATGTTGAACTTGCACCTATATGTTTAGATGAAATTAAAGAGGTGCTGGCTGATATTAATCTTTCTGTGCTTTCGCTATTTCCAGAAAATATAGAACTATAACACACCAATATGAAAGGTTATGATATGACTGAGATAGAAGAAAAGTGTTTCAAAGTGATTATTAATTCTGGTTATTGTTGGAATGGGACAATGTGTATTAATATTGTAAATATTTCATCTATGATTTGTGAGAGCGTGTATAAAACAAGAAAAGCTGTAAAAAAGCTTAAAGAAGATGGTTTGGTGAAGTTGGTTTGTGTTGCTGTTCCTCAAAATTGTGAGCCTTGTGAGATGGAAAATATACCGCCTTATTGGGGATATTGCACAACTAAAAAAGGGGATAAACATCTAATAGCCAAAGAAGCAGAAGTTAGAGAAAATAAAGCAATGGAAAAATGGTCAAAAAGTTAATCACAGATAACGCCACTTGTCGGTTGCGACGAGGGGCGAGGAAGTCAACTGCACAAGTTGGTTATGGCTTCTACAAACTTAAATAGGAGTACAAATGAGAAAATTACAGAATGGTATGGTTCATCTTATGATGGGTATGCAGATAGATTTTAAATAACAACCGATGTGTTGCGCTCAAGGCTAGACAACATATTGGTTATTAACAATTTTAAAAGAAAAGAGAACTATTGAAAGCATCTGAACACGCAAAAAAAGAATTAGGTTTAACAATTTCACTAACCGCTGCGGGGCATCTTGTAGGATATACAAAAGATGGTCTATATAAAATGTTCAATAACCCAAAAGACATCGGTCATCAAAAATTTAATCAGTTAATCCGTGAAGCTCAGAAAAAATGGAAAGAGAGTATTAGATAAACATTACTCTATTCTGAGGTTTAGCCTCAACATACATAGCTCTTGTATGAGAGTTCATGAGTGCCGCCGCTGGGTCTATCCTACCGGTTGATTTTTCTTTATCCAATAAAATACTCTCATTATGATAAACCTTAGTAACAGCGTTACCCATAGCCCAAGTTAAAACTGGATCATTACCGTGAACAAACCTTCCACTATAAACCATATACCTAATATCTTTAGTTGGTTCGGATAAGGTCAACGCCCCCTGCCTTATATCTACAACCTCAATACCATCATCAATAAGATCACCGGAAAGCTGAACCGCTCCGTGAGGATCAAGGCAAACTTCATTTATTGCCCAACCGTTCTTTTTCGCAAAATCTAAAGCCCAATCTTTCACCGCCCGATAATCTACAACATTTCCCTGGGTAACTGTAAGATATCCTTGTTTCTCCCAAAGATCATAGGGGACACCATCCACTGCTATTTTTTCGTGAAACATAGCTTCAGGTATAAACGAATGATGAATTACGTAAAACTTATCATTGTTACCGACAAACTCAAACGCCAAAGAGGTTAAGTCAATTCGCTTTGATAGGTCACCACCAATGTAAACAGTCCCATCACAATACTCTTTTATTTGCTCAATCAGTTCATCAGATGAAACACCACAAGAACTCCACTTTGCCATGTCCATATAACCAAACTCACGCTGGTTAACCCACACATTCATATTTTTTGTGAGAAAATTTTTCATTTTTTCGGGAGATGCTTTAGCTAGATCCAAATCATCACGAGTATTTGAGATGCCTTTAGGATATGAACACTGCACTGGGTTCGCTTTTACCCACACAGATTCATCATTGATATCATCGATCAATTCACCAGGTGCAATACTTCTTCCATCAACCTCAATAGTATCTGAAGAGGTGTTCATTTCGAGTTCACAAACCATCACAAAGTATGTTTCGATATTGATTGGATTATTAGGATCTAAAATTTTTGATATCAATGGATATTCAACACGGTAACACGGGTAACTAAACTCAAACCCAGCAGTTGTAATTATTGATGCAAGTGGATTTTCTCGGGCGGTCTGTCCACTGGTAATTATATCTAGCATCTCAGATGTTTTGTGCATATGGTATTCGTCAATTAATCCACAACTAGGATTAAGACCATCACCATCTTTCTTATCATCTTGAGTGAGTGCGGCCATTATTCCGCCGGTTCTTATTCGTTCAATTTCTCCATATCTAATAGCAAACTGAGTTCCCTCCTCAAGATCTTCACACCGCCTTAACATTGTCATTGTTTCTTTGAGTGTAATTTTAGCTTGTTTTGCTTTTGTTGCGGCGGCATATACTTCAGCCTGTTCATCTCTTGAAAATACTAATAACTCATATGAACCAATAAGAGCGTGGAGTTGTGTTTTTGCATTTTTACGCGCAACTTGCCAGTAAGATTTTTTAAACCTCCTTGAACCATCTTTTTTATTATACCATCCATAGATATTTCCAGCAACAAAACTAATTACTGGAGCTAAATAAATAAACTGTCCTGTCAATGGACCTTTGGTATGCTTAAACATTGCACACCAATCTTCAAACAACTCTACTTGTTCTGGAATAAATTCATAGGGGAAAGTAGGATCGTTGTTTTCGGATCGTTTTAGGTCGTTAAGAAATCGCTCACAACTCCATATATTCTTTTGGCACGCTACTATTTTACCACTAATAACATCAGTAGAGTAATCTACAAGCTTTTGTAAATATGGGTGGCTCTTCTTTTTCATATGCCCTTAAACTTAGAAGCTTTTGTTGGTGGTGCTTCTTTTTTTGGAATGGGGATGGCCTTTACTCTAATAACAGAATCTAAATAAAGTTTTGACCCTAGTTGTTGCAAAAGCACACTCTTCTTATTTATGCTATGGTCAAGTTTAGTTTTATCATAGAGCTCCGGGATTTCCCAAGGTGGGGTTTTTTCTTTTTTGTGGTGCTTTTCGAACTGCTCTTTTCTAATAATCATTTCACAGTATTGAGAATAGGATAAACAATACTGTTCCATGATATCAGTATCAGCGGATGTAATAAAGTCAAAACCAGCGTATAGTTCAATCAACCACTTCCATTTTTTAAGAGCTACTTTATCTTTTTTGACAGTTAAAGGAACAACAAACGTCCTACTACCTAATTGAATTTCAGTATCAGCCCTAGCTTTCAAATCAGTTTTTGATCGATGAGATTTATTTGAAAACGCTATCATCTGAACAGGAAGTTTTTTACTGCCTGCCATCAAATATCCTAAAATTCAAATATCCCACATAGCGGAGTTTTTTAAGGATGAAC